CTAAAGAATAAACGCCTAAGTAGTCGGTAGGCGCAGACAAGTATTGATTATCTGCTGTTAAAGAACCTGTTACATTTTTTCTGAAGTCAGGAAGCTGTACGTCTTTTATTATCCTTTCTTCTGCTTGAGTGATAATGTTTGGCAGGTTATCCACAAATGTAGTTTCAGTTGTTTCTAGATAATCTTGTATTGTTTCTTTTAGCGTAGTGTATGTGAATGCCATTAGCCTATTACCACCTTAACTTCTCCTGCATTGCATTCTATGTCTAACCCAACAGTAAAGCTACCTAGCTCGGTAACACCTCCACCAACAGGGTTAAACGCAAATAAAGCCCTACTTTCATCTAATGCTCTGTCAGGCCTTGGGTTCCTTAATGCCTGATTGTCGGTAAATGCGACCTTTCCAAGCTGTAACTGGGGTTGATCAACATCAACAACATCTTTACCAACTAGCATTCCAGTAGGTCTTTGATCTTGTATCTGAGGAACAAGGTCTGTTAGCTTATAACGAAACCCTGTTCTGTCGCAAAATCCAAAAGCAAGCTTGCCTTTAGATGCTGTCAAAACCTGTATCCTCCGGGAGTTACATGCAATGAAGCTTTTTCTCTATCTGCATCTGCCGCAAGATTCCACTGCTCTTCATACTCAGCTTTAAGCAATGGCGCTTTTTGATTTGATTCGGTGTACTTAACACTTAGCTGATAAGCAAGTCCTGCAATTAAGCATGGAAGAAACCTTAAAGGCACATCCATATTGTTTGACGCAGGTGATCCAGTATCTTCAACTCGTTGCATAAAGTAATAAACAAGAGTGTATGTTTCCGTGTCATCAGGGACAGGCCATAAGTTAACAGTTACAGAGCTTGGGTCTTTCTCAAGGAAAAACTGCAAAGGTTTGCCTTCTGTTAACTTGTTAGATAGATGGGCGTACTGGCTAATTGATATTCTGGTCAATGTTTGATCAAACTGGTTACTGCTGTTTCCGTTGTTTGTTCTTACAAATGCTTCAATAATATCAAGAACATCTCCGGTTAAAGGATATGTTCCATCACCGCTAGTTAACGCTTGAGTTCCTTCTTGGACTGTCCAAAGGTTTAATCCTCTGTTTTGCCACTCAAGCATCAAAAGATTAATGCTTCTTCTGGCAGTCCTGTAATCATAACCGCTACGCAACTCTAGCCCTGCTCGCTCAAACGCTTCTTCAATAGCATCGCCAAGGTCTAGGTTAAAGTTATATGTTCCGCTAGTTGCCATGTTTATTTCCTTTTGGATTTAGCTCCAGAACACTTCCATCGTTTGCGGGACAAGTTATTAGGAGTATTAGGATCATTTTGTTTCTCTTTAGATAGCCCTTTTTTTATTCCTAGGCTTCTTGCACAGTAACTATTCCCCTTAGATGTCCCTACACGAACTCTTGGGCCACCACCTTTAGCGTTTCCTGCTTGCCCATAGCTAACCTTCTTGCCTGACGAGGTTATCTTAACCTTTGCCTTGCCTTTTCTAGGTGTTGCCATAACTACCTACGTAGCATCATAGTCATATTGTACATCATATCGTCAGAAGGTGTCAAGTTATCAATTGTTTCTTTTTGCATACCGTTATTACCGCGTAAATCTTTGCTTCCAAAGCGTTCTGCAGTATTACTTTCTTTTTCATAGTGTCCATTGCCCATGCAACGAAAGTCTTTTTGGTTTTTAGTAGAATAATACATATTAATTTCCTGCCAATGGGTTTAATAGAGCTTTTTTAATCTTATTATCTAAATTTAACTCTAAAGTTTCTATTTTAGTGTCTAGTCTGTCTATTTTAGCGTCCATACGGATTTCAAAAGCGTTAATAACACCCCTTACGTCCTTTATGTTCTGTCGATTACGCTGTTCTTGCTCTGCCATATCTTTTTCGACTTGAGATAACGTACTCTTTACGTCTAAACTCTGGGTATCTATAGATGTTTCAACGTCATCTATGTCTAATTCAATGCGATCTTCCTGTTGATCCATTGATACTTTAATAGAATCTAGTTTATCATCTACTCTAAGCTCAACATTATCCATTAAGCCTTCTACAGTAGATACATCTTCCTTTAGTCGCTGTCTTTGTTCTTCTATTACGCCCTCAAAAGATAATAGGTCATCTTTCATACGCTGTTCTTGCTTGTCCATAGTTGATTCTATGCCAGTCAAGTCTTCTCGAAGCTCAATCTTAGCATCGTGTACACTAGCTGATACACTAGCCAAGGATGCTTTAATTGAATTTACCTGTTCGCTAATTACTTCATTAACTAAGCGGTCAGCTTCTTTAAGGTTGGTAAACTGTTCGCTGATAATAGCTAGTTCACCCTCTACCATAACCATATGGTTTGTAATAAATGACAAATCGGGGGATACAAAGTTAGCTATCTTCTTTTCCATAGATAAATATCTCTGATACGCCTCAAAACCGCCCCACAAACCCCCAATAATTGTGCCGACAAGGGGTATAATAAGAAGTAGCTTGGAGCCACCTACCTTTATTCCTTTATACTCAACTTCAGCCATTAGACTTTCCTATAGGGTTTAGTTTTTTTAGATATTTTTTTAGGTTGTTTGCTAAACTGCTTACCCTTTTTAGTATCTTCTCTTTTTTTACGGGTAGTTGCAGCATACTCACTGCTAGATAAAGATTTAATGGCACTAGTAGGTAAATACCTTTCGCCAGTTTTGCTAGAAGGTTTGCCACTCTTAGTTCGCCATTTCTGTTTAGTCCAAGACTTAAGACTTTTTTGACTTTTTGCTAGTGCCATTTCGACCCTTTAGTTTTGCAAAATCTGCCCCAGTAATTTTATTTTTTGGTGATGCTACTGCAGCTATCTTCTTTTGTTTTTTTGATAATGCCATTATTTGTATCCTCCGCCTTTAGCTTTATACTTTTTAGCAAGAAGCTGGGCTTTACGGGCAGACCATTGGCCTGCCTTTCCACCCTTACTCCCAGCTTTTACACTATTAAAAAGATTTTTTCTCATAGTGGGCTTTGTATAATTACCAGCTTTATTAACTACCATTATTTAAGGTTAAGGCCGCCAACGTTTGCTGCTAGACCGTCAATGACATCGTGTAACAAGAACGCTAGTGCTGCTGTAGTTGAAATACAAGTAATTTTAAAACTTGAACCTACAACTGCGTTAGCATCAAAACCTGCAGAATCATTTGCGTCTGCAATTCCTACGTTGTCACCGTCACCTTTTGGTATACAACCAATAATCTTTTCAGATCCGTTAGTAATAATATCAACATCATTACCTGCTGTACCTAACATTACGAATGAGTAAGTAGCACCCAAACAAGTTGCACAAGCTGGGAGAGATAGAGATGCTGCACCGTTCATTGCAGGGAATGTTATGATAGCCCCTGATTGTGCTGCTGTTAGTACAGTGCCTGAAGTATAGCCTGTTACCTGTGCGAGTACTTCTACTCGTGGTAATTGACTTTGTGAGTCAAATGTAGCTGCACCTGATACAGCCATTGTACCAGTTACTGATAATCCGTCATCAAATCCAAAGACGGTTGGCATTTTTTCTATGCCCTCAAAAAGTGTAGTGTTTGCCATTGTTTATATTCCTTATTTGTTTTATTGGTTATATTGACTGTCCACGAGAGCATCCATCTTCACGTTAGAGCCTCCAAACATGATAAAAGAAGCGAAATTATTATCGCTTATTTGGGTGTCAGGTACAATTAGATCAGAAAAAAATCCTGGTGTGTCTTGAATTAATTTCTGGTCATTGAAAAACGTCTTAGAATTTCCTAGTACCTGCATTACAAGGAGGGTCTTGAGTTGGTTAGTAGAGTCGTACCGTCCTTTGTCCCCCATGTTCTTTACTATTTTACTTCCTGCCTTTTGTTTTTGGTCTTGTTTTTGTTGAGCCTTAGTTTCTTTAGGCTCTTCTTTCTTCTCTTCCTTTGCAGCTACCTCTTCTTTTTCTTTAGGTTCTTCTTTGGCAACTACCTTAACTTCAGGCTTCTCTTCTTCCTTTGGTTCTTCTTTAGCTGGCTCTTCTTCCTTTGCTTCTGGTTCTTCAACTACCTCTGGCTCAGAAACCACTTCTTCGGGTTCAGGCTGTGGCTCTTTAATTTCCTCATCAGGTCCAGGCGTTTCGTTTTCAGATACATCCTTAACTTCAGGAAGGTCAGTATCTTCCATATCGTTAGCCGCCACTTCAATGTCTTCAGGGGGCGGAGCATCAATTGTATTTGGTTCGACATCAACATCGGGCATATCCATTTCTAATTCTATATCCATTTCGATGTTGTTTTCCATCGTAACTTCAACATTGGTGGGTGGGCCTGTATCTACGCCCGTGTCTACAGTTATATCCATATCCATGTTAATGTCCATATCTATATCTGGCATATCTAACTCTAGCTCTATAGACTCGTATGAATCTCCCCCTGCCATATCATCGTCAAAGTTAGGTTGTACTTCAATCTCCCCGTTAGGATCTAAGTCAAAATCATTGTGATCAAAGATGTCTTCCGCTATATCTATAATCTCATCGCT